AAACACACAAGACGATAGAATAAGAGTGCAAAGAATGGCTGATTTCGGAGCAATGGATATCCAAGCAGTAATGGCAGTGAGATACGGGAAAGACAAAGAAAACCACACTAAAGAAGACGAACATGCTGCATCACAATCAGACATGCAGGCAATGATGACCATGAGTTTCGGTAGCTGTAAAATTAATCAATGGGAAGAAGTACGAGACAATTTGTTGAAACACGATGAAAGAATGCACTTCAAGGAAAGCTCGGCATCAGAGAAAAGAAGATTGGAGAAGATAGAACAAGAATTTCAAATAAAAGAAGAACCAGCATTTATAGATCCAGAGAAATCTTATTTGAAAAACACACAGGAAATATCATACGATAACTTTACATCTCCGATCGTTAGCAAAATCACATTCTATGAACCAGCAATGACCATCGTCAGCAAATTAAAATACCCAACTCTAGAAACAGATGAGAAAGCTGTGCGAACAGGACCAAGGATACAGACATTGAAAGGGAAGGCATTTTCTTATTGTATAAACCACAACAACCCGCATAACCAAATTTCTGCGTTCACTGATAGACATGCAGCAGTGAAGTGCAAACCGAATAGAAGAATAAAGAGGCTGATGATAAAATACTTTCACACTATATGGAAACACAAACAAGATTACTCATTGGATATCAAAAATATAGTAGATTTCGAACCATATATGCAGGAGCACCCGCAGTGGAGTATTACTAAAAAGAAGAAATACAGAGAGGCTTATGAACACTTCAAAAATTGGAAGACGGACAAAGAAACATTTGATTATGACGACAAAAAGAATCAAAATGTCCTTGAAGCGCATGTAAAGTCGGCAGAAGAAAACGCGGGATTCATGGAAAACGGAGCATCAGTAGCCGAAACTCTCAAGAAACTTAAAGCGAGGCCAAGGAACATTGGAGCAATGAAAGCAGAATATTTGTGGGTACATTGGCTACAGGCATCATTGTTGAAACAACAGAAGAAAACCTATCCAGATTTCGGATACAAAGGAACAACAACAGACTATGAGAAATTATTCGACGAAAGATTGCCAGGCATTGAAAACAAAGATACGACATGCATATCCACCGATGTGTCATCATTCGATTCGCTACAATTCGATTGGTTGATGGATATGATAGATCGGCCGTACTGGGAAAAGGCTTGTGAAGTATTCGCAAAGAAATACGATTGGTGGACTCCCGAACACACTAGAATAACAATAGAGACTGCATGCTCTACAAAAGTCAGAATGATCTATGCGTGGAAAGGATTGAGATTATTCGATGTGATTATCAGCGGAACGACCCCATCAGGACACGGACCAAAAACAACAGACGGAAACACAAAAAGAAACCGGTTCATACAAGACTTCATTCTATGGATGGCAGGAATCCCTC